GCTGGGTCAACGGTCACGAGGTAGTCAGCGTTCTGTTGAGGGCCTTCCCAGATGCGGAGTGGCCCGTTTACCATCCTGCGAGCAATTGCCTTCCCAGACCGCTCCACCAAGGTGAATTCGCCGATTGGAGGCTTTGTGTTCCTTTCGAGCTGGTCACAAAGATCCGCAGGGAACACGTTGCCGCCAGTGGTTTTGAATGCGTCGAGGAGCGTCGATGGGTATTCCTGGTTTAAGTCCTGCAACTTGTCGCGGTACTCGGTCTTGAGTTTCCATTGCCTCCAGTGGAGCTGCTCAAGGGTGAGTCCATGGTGATCCCCAAGGATCTTCTCGGGTGATTTTCCGTAGTCCTTCGGGCTGATCACGTCTCGGGTCGTGTGGTGCCTGTTCACCCAAAGCGAAAATTCCCGCTTCTGGTCCTCAGTGTCGAAGGGCTTCGCAGCATCGGGCAGGCAGAACCACGGGAAGAAGACGAGAATCCAATCCGTCTCGGGGGCCTTCCAGGCATAGACGTGCCCGTCCTTCTCGAAATAGGGCTGCGAGCCCTCCGCGAAAGAGTGAAAGACCATTTGCTGGAACAAGTTTCCAAACCCGTTTCCGGTGGACTCGATCCAGACTTCGGAGTACGCAGGAGGGTCTGGGATGCAGGCCATGATGGCCGTCAGGGTCCGGTCTGCATCGGTCCAGTAAGCCGCCTCCGAAGCGTGAAGGAGCGTAATGTCGCCAGACCGGGCCGACTCCGGGCTGCCGGCTGTCGCCAGGGCAAGGTTGCTCCGATTCTCGAAGGCGAGTTCGATTCTCGATGAATACCTGACCGGGTGCTTGAGGGGGTTCTCCTCCTGGAAGAGCTTCGAGATCCCAAATATCTTCCAGGTGGACTTCGCCTCGTGGGCGACGGTGAAAGCCTCCACCAGCGGGTTCAGCGCGCACATGTGATAGAAGCGGCCCTGCACATAAGTGGAGACCCCTCCGCGCCGGCGCTTGGCGACGATGATCCTCACGTACCCCTTCTCCCGCCGCTGCTTCTCGGCCACCTCATGCAGAACCGCCTGGACGTGATTGAACTCCCACGGAGCAAGGCGCAAGTCGCGGGTCCTGATCTTCAGGCACTCGCGGGCATAAAGCGGGAGGTCTTCGCGGTAGCGGTCCAAGTCTGGATTGCTGGAGCTGAACCTCTCGTCAATTGAATGACACAAGCCCTCGAAGAGTTCTTCTTTCTTTGAGTTTTCGGATGACTTCATTGCGGGCTCCCGGTGACAGCTCCTCCAGCACGGCCAGGACCTCCTCTTGGAATTCTTTGAAAACTTTCTGGTCGTACCAGATCTCGGCTATGCGAAGCTGTGTATCCAACTGCTTGCGGATCTCGGCAGAGAGCTTGATGATGATCTCCTGGAGCATGAGCTTCTCCCTGCCATCCGCCTGCTGCACTATTTGGTTTTTGGCGCGCTCAAGCTCCTCGTTGATGGCCAAATTCACCTTCCGGAGCTGTCCCATCAGGTCGAGATGCACTTCCACCACCTGGCTTGCCTTCTCCAGGGCTACTGTTCTCACAATGTTGGTCTTGAGGCGCTTCCGGGCATTGCAGACCGCCGCGTCGGTTACACCAAAAGTCTTGGCGCACTGCCTGCCGGTCTTCCCTTCGCGCAGGAGCTTGTCCAACTGCACAGGGTCGATCTTGGCAGATTCCTTTTTGTGATAGCCTGAAGGCATGGCGGTTTAATCTTTGGTTAAAAGTTAAGTAAAAGATTAACCGGCTGAGTTAAACATTAACCGTAAGACCGTTGAATACTGCCCGGTGGCCACCCCTCTGTTCTCGGTAGCCGGAAGTAGACCCCCTCACTGGACGGGCTCGCCCCTCGCCTCAACGCAGATGATGTCCTCGGGTCCAGGCCCGGACTCAGGGCAAACACGGTCCCAGAGCCTATCCAGGAAGCCCATGAGGCCCTCATTCCCTGGGCCAGTGGTGCGCCACAAGATGTCTGTCAGGAACCGCCTGAAGCCTCCTGGCCTCACCAGATCGGCAAGGGCCATCCGGTGGGACAGAGCATCTCGTGTGCCCTGGAGGCCCTGGTCGCACTCACGGTGAGCAACCCGAAGCCGCGTAAAGTCTCCGCCCCAGGTGACGACGCCGTCTTCCGGATTGTCTATCCGGCCCAAACACAACCGGCATCTGAACAAATTCATGCTGCCTGCTCCTCGCATTCATACACCCGTTGTCTCGCCCTGGCCGAGGCGACGAGTACAGGAACCTTCACGTCCACGTAGTCGAACACCCGCGCCCTGTCCTTCCCCGTCGCTGGCCGAAGCACACGCCCAAGATATTGAATCACTCGGCCGTCAAACCGGATTGGCGTCGCAAGGAAGAGGGAGGAAAGCGTCGGCAGGTCGAACCCTTCTCCGATGAGCTGACCCGTCGCCACGAGCACGTCCACCTTACCAGCTGCCAGATCCTCGACAACCCGCCTGCGCTCTCCGTTGCCCAGATTGCCGGTGAGAAGCCTGGCGTCTATCCCCTGTCTGCCCAGAAGCTCTTGGAGGGCCTCGCAGTGGGCCTTGCGGTCGGAAAGGACAAGGACTATGCCTCCACCGTTCCGTGCCTCTCCTGCCACATCCTGCGCAATCAGGGTGTTCCTTCCAGCATCCTCGGTGAGTTCGGAGAGCATCGCACTGTATTCAGACTGGGGATCGCTGTATGGCCGGAAGTCAGTCTCCCGAATGATCACCTCCGCCGGCAGCACGTCCCCGGTCTTGATCAACCCCGCCTTGCCGATCTCGTGAACCATGTCGCCGACGTGCCAGAAGATGAGCTTGGAGAGCCTGTCCCTGCGCCAGGGCGTGGCTGAGAGCCCGAGCACGAAGCGCGAGTCGAATGCCGAGACTGCCTCGGTGAATGTCCTCGATGGCGCGCGATGGCACTCGTCCACGATCAGAAAGCCGACGTGGGGGGAAAGCTGCTGCGCGCATCGGTAGAGGGTCTGAACGAGAGCAACCGTCACCCGGAGGCCGATGGTCCGCTTGCCGTTGCCGATGATTCCAACCTCTGCGGACGGGATCCCGAGGAAAGAGTCGATCCGGTCAATCCACTGGTTCATGAGTTCCTTTGTGTGAACGATGACAAGGGCGGGCTGCCGCCTCTTGGCGATTGCAGCCAGTGCCATGACGGTCTTGCCAGAACCTGTCGGGGCAGAGAGCGTGCCGAAGTCGCGGGAGAGGATCGCTTCGAGGGCCTCCTGCTGGAAAGGCCGGAGATTACCCTGGAAGGTGAAGTCCACCTGGGGCAGCACGCGCCTGTGGTCAATGAGCTCGTAACGGATGCCCTCTCGCTTTGCCATCCCCAGAAGCTGCCGGATGCAACCACGGGGCAGGACCAGGGAATCTTCCTCCCATCGGTAGAAGGTGAGCACCTCGGGAATGTTCCCGGTCCAGCGGCCAAGACGTTCCGCCTCCTGGAAGGCAGGGTTCTCGAAGGTCAGGCGCTCCCGGATAGCGCGTTCCAGGGATTCCGGAGCGTCAGTTATGGTCAGCTTGTTGGAAATTTGGACCTTCACTCTCTGTCTCTCGCTTTCTCGTTCGGTCCCCAAGTGGTCCCCTGGTGTACTCTAACTACAGCCTCCGCAATGCATTTTCTGTCGGACACTGGATAAGCCATCCCTGGTTCAGAGTGCATCTATGTACGAATCCAACTCCCGAATATCGAACCGAAGAAGCTTCCCGACCCGCTTGGGTTTGACCGGAAACGGCTTCTTGGCCTTCGGAGCCGCCTGGTTGTAAAGCGTTCGTGGTGAAATGCCGAGGTAGGAAGCCGCCTCCTCAACCGTCAGAAGCCTCTTACTTACCCTTCCAGCCTGTTCCATCTGCACCCTCGTTTCGGTCTTTCTCCGAGCCCCAGACCCCCCCGGCACCCCCCGCCAGCCCGAAAGCGATCCGACATATCCGGCACAGGCATTTTTGTCGAAAACCCGGGGAGGTTTCCACCGATTCCTTCTGCCCTGATCCGATTCTGGACCGACCTGATCTTATCCAGAATCGGGTCCAGGATTGCCCTGTCCTGCATGACGTAGAACTCCTTCAGGTTCTGGTCGTCTTTACACTCATAGAGCAGAACCCCTCGACGCAGACTGAGGCAGAACATGTAGACATTGACTTGCACCAGGTGTTCGGGCTTCGGTTCATAAGTGGAGTGGAATGTCGAAGCGTTCATGGACTTGATCTCAAGCACACCACGCTTGCCCTTAACCTCGACGATCCCGTCAGCGTGGCCGACGATTTCATACTCCTCGTTCCTTACCGGGGTCTCAGCCTCTATCAGCACGCCGGCGCGGGAGAGGTATTCCTGAAGACGTCTGTGTACCGCGTGACCGTTGTCGAAGATTCGCAGAATACGAGGTTCGAATACCTCGCCGTTGTCCCCTTCCAGGTAAAGCCGGTAGAGTTCGTCGGCCGGCTTGTGCAATGAGGACGGGTGAAAGCATCTCTTCGGTCGCTCGTCCCTCGGTCTGTCTCCGAGAACCTGATCAATCAGCCTCGTCAACATCAGCCCTTCCTCCAGGTCTTCGAGATCGTGGTTTCCACCTCCACGGGGATCGACTTGAGAAATTCCCTGCCGGCCCGGACCATCGCGTCCTTGACGACGGCCTGGACCGCTTTGGCCCGGGCTTCCGGACATTCAACAACGAATTCGTCATGAACGAGGTTGACGATCCTCGCCTCATAAGGTTGGAGCGCCTCGTAAAGGTATCGGATGCCCAGCTTGAAGATGTCGCCGGCAGTCCCCTGAATAGGGGTGTTCCGGCCCTGACGTTCCATGAACTTCTCCTGCGCCCAGGTATCCGGCGGAGAGAAGAAGCGCTTTCTGCCGAGCATGGTTTCGGTGTAACCCTTATGGGCCGGCATCCGTCCCAGCCGATCCAGGGTCTTCTTGATCTCAGGAAACATCTTGAAAAACCGACTGATGAGGGCCTCGGCCTCCTTCGTGCTTGATCCCCTGCGTTCGGCAAGGCCTGCCGCGCCCTGGCCGTAGTTGAGCCCGTAACAAAGGGTCTTCACGTCGTTGTACTGCCCCTGGGTGACGGACTCGACCGGAACCTCGAAGAGGTGGGCGGCGAGCGACCTGAAAAACTTCTGCCCCTTCGTATGGAAAGCCAGGACGAGTGCGGGGTCCTGGGACATCTCGGCCAGGACCCTCATCTCGATGGAACCATAGTCGGCCACGACGAGGAGGTTGCCCTCGGATGCTGTGAAAAGTTTCCTGAAGGTGTTGTGCCTGGGCACCTGCTGCAGGTTCGGGTTGTTGCAGGAGAACCTGCCTGCGTCCGATCCGATTTGCTTGAACTCAGGTCTCACCCTGCCGTCCTCGTGGACGAACCTGGGCAGAGGTCTCAGGTAGGTGTTTACAAGCTTCGACAGTTTCCGATAGTCGAGGAGGGCCCTGGCGAATGGATGATCGACCTTCTTCAGGGTCTTCTCCGCCGAGTCCTTCACCTTGAACCCGAGTTTCTTCAGGTAATCCATGACTTGCTGGGGGCTGCCGGGGTTGAAGGCGTGTCCTTTATGTTCTTCGCCCCACAGATCAGTTTCTCCGTCCCCGGTCATCTCCTTGATCCGCGCCTCGACCTTCAGCTTCTTTCTTTCCAACACAGGCAGCAGCCGGTAGTACTGGCGGGGGTTGACCTCCATGCCGGCGAGCTCGATCATCGCGACTGCCGGCAGGATGCTGAACTCCAACAAGGCTGTCTTTGTCAGCCCGTGCTCTTTGATGGCGGCCGCCTGCCTCTGCATGATGGCCGGCAGGACACGGACGTCCTCGACTGCATAGCGGATCTGTTCCTGAGTCAGATCAGCGCCTAATCGGAAGGAGGTCTGCTCTGCTTTCGACAGTTCCTTCCCGAGGTACTTCTTGCACAGCCCCGCCAGGGAGAGAGGCCCGTTCCCATTGGTATCCTTCGAGGGCAGCCGGCCGGCCGTGAGGAGGAACTCAGCGACACAGGTGTCAAAGCTGTTCCGGATCCCGAGGTCCCGACCGTCAAGCAGATGCCTCAGGATGAACTTGAGGTCAAACTTCAGATTATGTCCGACCTTGCAGATGACGGGGTCGATGAGGATCCTTTCCAGAACGCCGAAGAAGAAGGGGTCGTTCGAGTGCTCATAGTCCATGAGGTCAGGCCTGATGAGATAAACAGTATCCCGGGCCAGGATCTGAACGGATACGGGCTTGGCCTTGAATGGATCGAGAGCGTGGTTCTTCCCGTTCTTCGGGCTGTGATCCTGGTCGACCGGGGCCGTCTCGATGTCCAGGTATATCCTCTTCGGCGCCCCAGCCCTGTAGACCTCCTCCTCCATGGCATCGAGGGCCTCCCTGGTCAGGATCTGGCTGACTCCAGGTTCTTGGAGACTCTGGACGGCTGCTGCTGGTCGTGGCGGCGCAACCTGGACAGGGCAGGGAACAACTACCTGCTGGATGACCACGGGGTGAACTGGGGTCTGCTGAGTGTTGGGTGCTGGAGCAACGACCTTCAGCCGAAACATGGGATGTCCCTCACGATGTGCAAATGTGCAAACGTGTGCAATTTGACCTTTTGCACACTTAATTCGTTGTGATTGTTAGAGAAAACCCCTGTTGTGCAACTGTGCAAGGGGGAAGAAGGAATCAAAATATTCTTGTGAGCCTGAAGGTCATTTGATCTTCTTGACCGTCCTCCGTTTAAAAATTTTGTGTCGCCCTTTATCCCCTTGCACACTTGCACAACAGCCTCTTCCCTTAGTGATTTCATCAAGTTACTTGTGCAAGAACCCTTTTTGCACACGTTTGCACATTTGCACATCATTGAGGTTTCGCCTCTTCATCGTCTTCCACCGCGATTGTTTCTCCCGTCAATGGATGTACAAACCTGACCTTCCTCGCCATCTCCGGGAAGGCTTCCAGGATCTCCTCCACGGGCGGAAGGAACGAGAAGGCCCTGGTGAGGTTGGGGGATCTTCCAGTAGCTCGATAGAACCCCTTCTTCCTGGGATGTTTCTCCACCAGGCCGACCTCGATTGCTGGTTCCAGCCAGTAGTAAACAGACCGCCGTGAAGCCCTAGTATTCCGGAGGATGTCGCTCATCTTGACCCAGCCGGTTTCACCCTTTTCGTCGCTGTCGTCTTTTGTGGGGGATCCTTCTTTCGGATCCTGGAGAGAGGTGACAGTATCAACCAGGTCGCTGGTCTTCTTAGAAAGACCCTGGACAGTGTCGACCAGGGCTCCCTCGATGAGGTCTCGCACAATGCAGTAGTCGTCCAGAGAAGCGAGGACACGCTCTTCCCCTTCCTCAGTGATCCTCTCGCGCTGTAGCTGATGAAGCAGGGCACAGGCGGCGACGGTGTAAAGAACCCGCTCATAATCCCGGCGAATCCGCACCTTGTTATAGGGGATCCTCTGCGAGAGCCAGCCAGCGTATGGGATGCGGACTTTATAAGGTTCCAGCACCCGCTGGACGTTCTTCCAGGACTCGACCTCCGTTTCCGGGACCTCGTATTCACCGGACTCGAACTGTGCCCCGAGCTTCTCCAGAATCTTCTTTGTCTGCTCATCAGACTCGTCCGCATAGATACTGAAGATCCGAGTTTCGTTTTCATCAAAGAGCTGCGGTTTCGTCGTCGTCGTTATGAACCCAGTAGGACCGGGCTTGTCTATCGTAATGGTCTCGTAACCTCCCTCCTCACCTTTGACACTGACCTCGTATCGAAGACGGCCTTCGCTCTGCAGGGTACGGACGAGGTGGTCGACCTCTTCACTCTGGCCGGCGAACTCGTAAAAAATGAGGAACTTGTGGCGGAAGTCTTTTTCCGTGTAGATGATTGCTTTGTCCGACATCGAGGTGTAGACCTCGAAGCACTCCTCGGGCAGAACCCTGAGGCAGGTCTTCAAGATGAAACTCTTTCCCGTGCTGGACTCCGCTTTGATGACGAGACTGATGAGCTGGTCGAAAAGGCGGGTTACGAAAACGAGGAGGAGGATGAGGACGTTCTTTTCCTCGCCGATGACACCCAGCCTTTTTATGAACTGCCCGTAGTCGTAGAGCAGTGACGGGGACCTCAACCGTTCCAGCGCCGCTTCTCTCTCGCTGTCGGACAGGTTCACCTCGACAGTCTCGACCTTTTCTTTCTCAGGCTCGACCAGGTTCCTCCGGTAGGCGAGCAGGCTCTTGATATCCTCATTCTTGAGCTTGATCTTGTTCTGCTTTTTCAGTTGTTCCTTTCTGGACTCCAGGAACCGCTTCGAGACCGCTTCCGGGAATGAGGTCAGGCTGTCCCTCGTGAACTCTCTGAGGAGCGCAAAGTCCTTGAATGAGTCGCCACTGAACTCGATCTTGTCGAAATCCTCGATGAGGTCTGTCTCCTGCGGATATGCAAACCGGATCGGTGAGGGCTTGTGCGTCTTGCCTGACCTGTCTGTCGAGGGCACCAGGGCACAGGCACACTTAGAAACATCAAAATCCGCGTAATGCCTCTCGATCTGCTTCCTCAACGCCTCGCAACCATATGGGGCACTTTTCTTACTGTGCTCCAGTTGGTAGCGGGTCTTCTCGCGAGAGTAGTCCGGACAGCCGCCGAGAATCTTTTCGATGAACTGGAGGTTGTTCTCTAGGTCCCCCAGGACGAGCGAGAACGAGCTCAACGCCAGCCGAACGTCGTGGGGCAGGCTCACCCCGGACTCGCCCTTCTCCCTGAGGAACCGGAGCGCGTAACACTTCTCGAAGATCCTGTCCGGCTTGAGTGCGGTCATGGTGGCGGATGCCACTGGCTTGGCCTTTAACGGCATCTCCACCTTGATCGACATGAAATCCTTGAGCATCTTCTCGTCAGGCTCCGGGATTCCCTCGGTGAGGATCGCGCTCACCCGCTGGGGCCGCCCGGGAACCTCGGGTTTGTTGAATACTCTGGTCCCCGGAACCTTCATGATCCGGGGAATGTCATATATCACCACGTCCAGATCGACCCCGGGGGCCTCGATCGTCCTGGCTGCCCGGGATCCGGATCCCTTCAGGCGGGCAGCGATCTCGGTGCGGTTCTCGTTGGTGACTGAAATCTCAGGAATCCGCTTGAGGATCCAGCAGCCGTTGCCTGAGTCCATGACCAGAGGTGCCGTGTACCCCTGGCCGTTCGTCATCTTCTCCACGACGAGACTGGCCGTCTTGAGGCATCGGGCCTTTTCTTCGTCAGTGGCATTGAGCTTGTTTCGCCGCACTGCTTTGAAGGACCGGCCGTCGAGGTTCACCTCCTCTATGCGCTCAGCGTCGGCCAGTGGCGCTCCGTCGTGAGCCGTCACCGTTTTTCCATCACGTTCGGCGACTTCGACGTAACGGATGGGGTCGAACTCCATCGGCAGGATGTGAAGAGCGACGACATCCTCGGCGACACCGGCCTTCTTCGTTCCCATCAGTGACGCACGCCTCGGTTGGATGCCGGCGTAGCTGGTCCATCCTTTAGAGTTCAGTATGAGGACCTCATCAGTGAATCGTTTTCGATCATCGTAATAACGACTCACTGCCTTCCCGTCCGGACGGAGGAACCGTGCCTCGACAATTCCGGAAGGAGACTTGATAAGGTCGAAAAAACGCCCCACATCCTCGTGCTGTTTCCTTGTGACCATCGTTTCCATCGGGTTCCTTCTTGGCTACAGTGAGAATGCCTGTCGTTCATTGTGGCAAGGGCCGCCTAGTCCCCGCTCAGCGGTCTCTTCAAATTTCACCTCCTCGATTTCGACATCGGCGTACACCCTGCTCTTTCTGGTCCCCCACTGGCTCGTGGCCAGGCCGACCAGTGAGTCCACGAAGTCATAAACAACCGGCTGCTGCTTCCCCTCACACACCCGCAGAATCCGGCCGACCTGCTGCTCGACTTTGCCGGCGAACCGGATCGGACAGGTGAGGAACAGCCTGTCCAGGGCGAGCACATCGAGCCCCTCATCAGCGATCCGGGTGGCAAACAAGACCCGGATCTCACCTCTCCTCAAAGAGTCCAGAGCCGTGACCCGTTCTTCCCCCTTAACTTCGCCCGTGATGAATCCTGCCGGGATGTCTGGGTGCCTCTCAGTGAAGAGCTCGTGCAGCAGGCGGACATGCCGAACCCGTTCGCTCAGCACCAGACAAAGGTGGTCCACGGCTTCCAGCGCGAGGTGACGGAGGATAAGATCATTCCGACCAGAAGACTCCGTGGCGGCCTCGATGAGCGTTCCATAGTCCTTGCAGTCCTCAAGATACAGGTCCGTGTGAACGGCCCTGACTTTTGGCCTCATGAGGTTTCCGGACTCGATGAGATCCGCTTTCTCAATCGTGTAGAGGATTGGTCCCAGCGTCCCGGTAAGCAGAAAGTCCAGGCCGTCCCTTCTGATGGGAGTGGCTGTGAGTCCGTATCGGTAACGAGCCGGGAATTGATTGAGGAGCGTCTGAAAAGTCTCGGCAGGGACGTGGTGGGCCTCGTCAAGAACGACGCAACCGAACTGTTCAACGAAAGGACGCTCCAGGGGCCTGCTGAGAGTCTGGATCATTCCAACCGTGACCTCGCCCACATCGAAGGTGGAAGCGTCGATCACACCGGGCTTGATTCCGGCCCACTCGGAAATCCTCGTGAGCCATTGAGCCGATAAGTCTTTCGTATGCACAAGGATCAGTGTCTTCTGCCCACGCCGAACGATGAGCTCAATCGCCATAATCGTCTTCCCGGATCCGGGTGGAGCGACCAGAACACCTTGGTTCCGTTTGAGCAGCTTCTCGACGGCCGGCTTCTGAAAGGGTTTGAGGTGAATTCCTGAAGGGGCGAAGTCGACGGCGTTCGTGAGGGTCTCGTCTTCGATACGCAGATCAGGGAGGAGTTTTTTTAGGGTCGCGATAGTGCCGCGAGGGAGTGTGAGTCTATCCCGGGTCAACGAGGTGATGTTGATCGTTCTTGGAGTTGCAAAATTGGAATGCCCGAGACGGATATTTTCCAGAAACTTTGGGTTTGGATATGAGAAGTGTTTCCTGATGCGGCGGGGGTCCAGAGAGGGATTCTCTTCTTTCCGAAACGTGAGGACATTGGATATTCGCACGGCTGGCATGACGGGGCTCCTTCGAATCTGTGGAGGGGTGGGGGCCGAGAGCGCTCTCGGCCCCGGTCCTGTCACTCTCCCCACGCCTCTTCAGAGTCGGCGGTCTCGAAAGAGTCCGCGCTCAAGCAAGCCCCAGTTCCATTCTCCCCCCCAGGCTTAGTCTCCTCGGCCCCATCCACGCGGGCGACGACCTTGAATGTCACGACCGGCACGGGTGCCCCGACCTTGAACTGCCTCATGGTCGTGCCGAGTCGGGTGATGACGTGCGCGGGTGTGCACTCGTTGTTGCGCAAGTGCTTCACATATGCGGCAAGGTTCTAATAGGAACTGTTCGGCAAGGAAAGAGCTACCTCGACTCCCCGGATCTCTGCCGGAGCTTGAATGATCAGGCGTAGCTCAGCCCCAGGCTTGAATCCCTGTGCCCGAGCCTGCTCGTCATCGAGGTCGTCAACGATCTCCTTCTTCTTCCCATCCACCCACCTGTAAAAGATCCTATCCCAACCGACAATTCTGACTAGGAGATCCGTGAAGGTTCTCTCCTGGAAGGTGAACCCTCCCTCGTTGATGTTAATGAATCGACTGCTGGCATCCCGCGCAATGGAGTCAAGTTCGGCAAGCTGCTCATCGCTGACGGTGATCGTCACGAGGTCCTGATCCGAGGGCATGATTGCGATTTGAGTTGTCATCTCTGTTCCTCCAATTGATTTGAGATGTTTTGTGTTGGTGAACATTCGAGGCCGCGACTTCGGATTTCGAGCTGTTGTATTTCTCCTCCCACCTCCTTTCCGACTGCTTCAGTGGAGAATGCTGATCAGCCCCTTGTGCCCAGATGCCTTTGGCGATGCTCCGGCACTTTTTATCGAGTTGCTGGATATGAGGCTTCAACTCCCGGTAGAGCAGGAAAAGCCTCGCTTCCTCGTCTGCCGATGTGCTGGACAACCGAACGTCATTCAATCCCTCTTGACCAAGGAAGAGTTTGATCATTCCCATTGGCCGCCTCCTCGTTTTGGTCCTCTTCCGTGTTTACCGGAACCGAGGAAGCGTTTTCTTAACCGGTGAGCAAAAAAAAATCCCCTATCCATGGCTAGGACAGGGGACACCCTTGCCGATCAACTACCTTAAGGAAGACTACTTCTCTCTTTCCTCCTCCAGCGAACTCTTAACGTCCTGCTCCAATTTCCTGCATCTCTTACTGACCGCTGCCTCCGACATGCCAAGTGCTTCAGCGATTTCCCTTTGTGTGTACCCCTCGTCCTTCAGCCGTGCAATTTTATTGTTAGTGGGATCATCTATGCTCTTGAGCCTCTCAGCGTGAAGGATGTCTTGCAGTGCCGGGGAGTCGCGTTCTGCCGGGTTACTCGGGTCGATGAGGTTCCAGGAGTCAATGCCCAAATCGTATTCCCCGGCAACTGTATCGGCGACCCTGAGGCATTCCTGCCAGTCCAGGTAGTTATCTTCATCGTCTCCGCCCCTGGGTGCTTTCAGACTCTCTAGACTGATCTCCACAGGCCTCTCCAGTATCGGTCCCGTATGTGGGACTAGGCTTCTGCACCATGGACAAGTGACTTCTCGCTCTGTGGGGCGATCTATGCTGAAGCATATGGCGCACGCGGGGCACTTTAGGTTAGCCCTCGTCAACTTCCTCCCATGCTCCTTGCGGTAACAGTCTATTACTCGCCTGAAGAGGTACTTGTTAGCATAGCTCGCAAAAGAGGCACACCCTCTTATGTCGAATTCCACGGCAAGGAGGTAAAGTCCGACGTGTACT